TCGGCGCCCTCCTGGGGCCGGACGTTCTCACCGAGGCGGCCGGAGTTGAGCGGGAGGGCGTTCCAATTTCTGGAATATGGAATCAAGGGTCGTGGGGTTGTTTTCCGATTCGAGGTTATTTGCTTTGCACGCAAATTTGCCGATTTCGGCAAATAAAGGCCAAAAAGCGCCATTTTTACCCATTTCTCGGTATTTTGAAGCCCTATTTGTATTTGGCTCTGCAAGAGACTTGGCGGCCTGTCATTTCCCGTGATACACTCCTCTGCGTTCCGCCAGGGGCGAACGCAGGAGTTCACGCCAGGATGAGGGTAGTAAGAATTCGGATGATGGGGAGAGAGCGGCGGACCTACTGGTAGAGTCGGAACGTGTCCCTACTTCGTGACCTAACCAGCGCATTCATCTACTCGGATGACCAGAAGGCGCCGAATGGCAATCCACTGAGCTTCAACGCTGCACAGGGATTAGCTCCGGCGCCGGTAGACCGGGAGCAGATGGTCTTCGGTCGCAACATTCTTCCAGGCTCCAGTCGCTTCGCGGCGGGGAGCGCGAAACGGCAACTGGAAGCCTACGCCGGACGAGGCAACCAGATCGATTGGGCGATGGCTTGTCTCGACTTGCTCGGGGATACGGCCGCCCAGGCCGACTGGTACTTCGAAACCCCACAAGGCAAACGGCTGCCGCGCTGGACATCGGAGGCCGAAAAGAACGAACGCACGGCACCAGCTTCTGCTGTATCCCTGATGCACCGCCCCAACCCCTGGACGACATACTCCGAACTCATCAAGCTGACCATCATCGATTGGTTCCTGACCGGCGACTGCTTCTGGCTGAAGTTCCGGCCGAACGCCGAACGGCAGCCCAACGCTCTATATCGCCTCAACCCTGGATTCATTGAGGTGATGCCGGACCCGGACGGTGAACAACTGATCGGCGCCTACAAGTATCACGTCCCAGGGATGGAGCCGGTCTTCTGGGCGCCGGAGGACATCTTCCACATCAAACGCCCGAATCCCCACGACCCCCATCGCGGGGTCGGCATCGTCGCGGGGGCCGCGCGGACCCTCGATATGGAGCTTGCCTTGCAGAACACCAAGGCGTCCTACTACGAAAACGGGGCGCGGCTGAGTGGAGTTCTGGAGTCCGACCACGCGATCAACGATGGGGTGATCCAGAAGCTGCGCCGTCAGTTCACTGGCATGTACACCGGCACTGACGCCGCCTACAAGGTGGCCGTCCTGGAGCGGGGGCTGAAATTCAACGCGATTCAGAACAACGCGGCCGAAGCCGAGTTCGGGCAGATGACCACGATGTCGCGGGATCGCATCTTTGCCATGTTCCGCACACCGCCCTCCCTTCTCTTCCAGGAATCCGAGCACGCGGTGCGCGGCAACACGGAGGAGGACCGTCGTAACTACGCCAACGGCACAGTGCGCCCGGCGCTCAACGGCCTCCAGGAATCAGTTTCGGCCGCGATCACCGAACCTGGCTGGGGGCTTAAATTCTGCATCGACTATGAGTACCAGATGCCGATTGAGGTTCAGATCGAACTCGCCACAGCCTACGGCGCGTTGCCCGGTGTCCGGCTGCGCGAGGTTCGCGAGTTCGCGGGGCTTGATCCTCTCGGAGACGAACGCGATGAGTTGGTCCTGAACATGCCCGGTGAAAATGATAATGAATCTCAGGTCAAGGATCGCAACCTGAAAGGCGAGGCTGGGCGGCCGCCGAAAGGCGAGAACACTGCAGTGATCCCGAAAGGCGCGCCGCCTAAAGATTCCCAGGTCATCGAGAAGCCGAACGAATGATAGATGACTCCACCGTGGCCTGCCATACCGCTTCCGCTGATTCCTCTCTTCGCGGCGCTCTCGTTCGAAGCGGGCATTATCCCCGTGATTGCCGCGCTCGCTGGGCCGGTAGTTGCTTATCTAGTCGCTGCACGACGCTTCTCCGGTAAAATAGAGACGACAGAGGCAGCCGACCTGTGGAGGGAATCGCGCGACATTCGCAAATGGTCGCGGGATCGAATCGAGCAGCTTGAACTTCGTGTCGAACACCTTGAGGCCGAAAACAAGGAACTTCGCACGCGGCTAGACGCGCGCGGTGATACGGTTAGCTCATGACAGTAGCCCAGGACGCCACCGAGCAGGCCCAAGACAGCGGGCAGAAGTTGGTGAGGGAGATACGCCGCACCCTGCGCGGTCTTGTGGTCGCCACCGTCATCCTCTTCGTTGCCCTGGCGGGTGTGGCGGCTTACTCCTACAAGGTGTCTGACCAGAATCGCCAGGCAGTCTGTAATCTGCGTTCTGATCTTCAGCGGCGAGTCGCAACCAGCGAAGAATTCGTCGTCAAGCATCCCGAAGAGATTGAAAAGCTTGGCTTCACGATTACCCAGGTTCAGAAAGAAATCGCCAATCAGAACCGTACGCTCATGGCGCTCTCTGTAGTCTCCTGCTGACCTTGTGCTAGGATAGCTCAATGGCAACCAGAGGTAGACCACCGAGGAAGCGTAGCGACCAAGCCGGAGATGATGTGGAGGTCAAGCCCCACATGCGAAAAGGCCGGAAGCCGGGCGCCCCGGACGTGCTCGTAGAGGGCTACAAGCGCGCAACCCCACGACCCAGAGGAGACTGAGATGGCAAGACGAGGACGAAGCATGGGGAGCGGTCGTCAGACCAAGCGCTCCAGCACAGCCCCGGCCCGCCGTTCCGGCCCCCTGAAGTCCAGCGGAGGCCGCGCTGCGGCAGTGGGTAAAGGCCCGCTTCGCGGGGACAATCAGGGCACCGGCTCGAATGGCTGACGGTTCAGCCCAGACGCCCTGGCCTAACGAGGACACCCTGTCCGCCGTACGGAGCAAGGTTGTCAAGATGGGCGGCGACGCTGAACGTCGCAGGCACACGGGACGCTATACACGCTTCAAGACTGAGGACGGCGACCGGCTGGTCGAGCGCTGCTCCTGCGGGCACGATGCGCTAGTTTCGCTACCCTATCGCGATCAGAAGGAACGACTGAAGAAGTTCGTTGTTTGTCTGATCTGCGATGCCGCAACGCGATTCCCGCGATTGGCGACGTGAACCCCCTCGCTGGATTCCTGCTTGGAGGGGCCATCCTGCTGACAACAGCAGGCGGCCCCATTTACGCAGGCGCTGCGCTCTATGCACTAGCGCTGGCTGCGCAGGCGGCTCCGGTGATTCTCACATCCCGTGCCAACTCCCTGAAGGCGCTCAACGCGCGCCTTCAGGCTCTGGAAGCTGGCTTCCCCGGCCGCGCCGCCGATGCACCCCCGGCAGATGCCGACGCCTTCACGATGGAGCGTCCGCTGGATGATGTACCCGCGCCGGACCATCGGCCGCTGGTTCCACAAGAAGGTGCGCCCCTGGAGCAGGACGACGATCCACCAGTGGGTGACACTGTGCTCCCAGACGAAACGGACATCAGGATTCCCTGACGCAGGACGAGGTATGCTCAGTGAGTGAAGACTGAGGCAATTTTCGAGCTTGACTTCGTTCTAGACGGCAAGGCGGTCGTCTCCGACATTGATGACGGTATCTACGTCGAGGGATATGCCAGCGAGTTCGGCCTGGACCGGCAGGACGAGATATTCGAGCCTGGCGCCTTCACGGATTCGATGAAGGCGTTCATGGACTCCAATCCTGTCTTGCTGTTTCACCATAAATTCGATCAGGCACTTGGCAAGGTCATCGAGTGGTCGCTGGACAAAAAGGGTATGTGGATCAAAGCCCACCTCGACCAGCCGGAGCCGAACACCTTCCTGGCCGACGTGTTCAAGAAGGTCAAGAGCGGCACGATCAAGGGCTTCAGCGTCGGAGGCAAATTCCATCGTCGCCAATCGGCCGGGGGCGTTACGCGCATCCACAAGGCCGACATCATGGAGATCAGTCTCACCCCACTTCCCGTCAACTCGACCGCACTGGCCACTGTTTGCCAGAAGGCGTTTGATGAGCCGGAGGACGCGAAGGCGCTTGAAGATCGACTCGACGCAGTGGAGACTGAACTGAACGAGTTGGTCGAGCGATACGCAGCAGCACAGCGCTGATATACTCAAAGCATGAAGAAATGCTCTAGATGCGGCATTCGAAAGCTGCTCAAAGAGTTTCATAAGCAGCGCAGCAGACGAGATGGCCGACAGGCATACTGCAAGGAATGCAATAGCAAGATTCCAACCAAGCGCGCCTATCGTATTCTTAGTGAATATGGAATTACAGAGAAGCGCTACGATGAATTGCTAGCATCGCCGTGTGCTATCTGCGGACATCCATCACAGCATTTAGACCACGATCACGCCACAGGACAAGTTCGGGCTGCCCTATGTGCTCACTGCAATGTAGGCATTGGAAATCTCTTTGATAGCCCAGAGATGTGTCGCAAAGCCGCACTGTACTTGGAATCTTTCGAATAGCATAATCACCTGTCACACCATACGCTAGTCTTTTATGCGTGACCCCAGAGCAACTGAAAGAGAAGATCGAGGAGCTAGAGGGCAAGGCTGCCGATCTGAAGGCCAAGCTGGAAACTCCCGGCGAGGGCGACAAGCCGGATGAGCTTGCCAAGGACCTGAAGGCGATCAAGGACAGCATCGAGACTCTGGAGTCCGATAAGGCCAAGGCCGAGAAGGACGCCGAGTTCAAGGCGCTCCGCGAGCAGGTTGAGACATTGACTTCAGCACTGGACGAGACACGCAAGCCAATGAAGGAGTTCTCCTTCAAGGGTGGCGCTCCCGCTCCGAAACGCAATGACGACTCTTCCTACGGAGAGGGCGCCGAGTACAGCTTCTACAACGATGTTCGTCTCTCGCGAAAGGGTGGACATCCCGCCGCCTTCGAGCGCCTGGAGAAGGCCAAGGAAGCGGCAATCGAGGCCAGCCATGAGGGCAAGGCCATGCAAGAGGCAGTGGACACGCAGGGTGGATACCTCGTCGTCCCGGAGATCAGTAATGAGTTGATCCGCCTCCGCGAGCAGGAGAGCGTCCTGCGTCCCCTCTTCGCGTCCCAGCCGATCTCGGTCGATGAGCTTCGGATCGCCGCTATCACCAACGGCCTCGCCGTTGCGTGGCAGGCAGAGCTTACCCAGAAGATCATCAACGAATTCAAATTCGCTGAGATCAGCGCCCACGTCTTCACTGCTGCCGGACTGTCCGTCGCGTCAAATCAGCTTCTGGCCGACTCACGGTTCAGCATCGACCAGCTAATCAACCAGGACTTGGCCAAGCGCTTCGTTGCGCTGGAGGAGCAGGCGTTCCTCAATGGCTCCGGCGAAGGCCAGCCGCGCGGTATCCGCAACACCAAGGGCGTTCAGTCCATTGCCTACAAAGAAGCGGAACCGAAAATCCCGGCGCTGCTGGACATCATCACGAACGCGATCACCGAAATTTACACCAACTACTTCGGAGCGCCGACCGCCATCGTCATGCATCCTCGCACCTGGGGCCGCATCGTCAAGGCACATGAGACAACCGCCCCGAGCACGTACCTCATCGGAGCCGGGAGCACGGCCTTCGGTCGTCGTGGTAATGACCCACTTCCCGGCTACAACGGGGGCAGCGTCCCGCGCGGAGAGCTTTTCGGCCTCCCGGTCTACACGACCGCAAACGTCCCGGTCAACCTGGGGACGACCGAAAACGAGTCGGCCATCTTCGTTGGTGACTTCAGCCAGGGCTTGGTCCTCGACCGCCAGGGCGTCGTGACCGACCAGAGCGAGCATGTCTTCTTCACGTCCAACCAGACCGTCTTCCGTGCTGAGGAGCGAATCGGCTTCACAGCGGCACGCTACCCCAAGGCGTTCGCGGTAATCGAAGGTAGCGGATTGGCGGCCGGATAATGCCCGACGCACAGGTTCCCAACTTCCCGCAGGACGAACGCGTCTCGAACGCGCCCGGCACCAGCGCAGTGCAGTCAATCAAAGTTGACGGCACCAGCGGTACCTTCGGCCTGATCTTCGACGGTGTAAAAATCGCGAAAACGGTTCTCGCGTTCAACATCACCGCGCAGAAACTCGAAGAAGAACTCATTACCCACATCCCCGGCCTCAACGACGGAGACATCAATGTCACCGGCGGCCCCGGCAACTCCGGCGGCACGAAGCCCTACGTCGTCACCTTCATCGGGACGCTCGCCAACCAGCCGGTCCCCGCCTTCACGGCGGAAAGCGAACTTGCCGGAGGCGGCGCCGCAGTGACCATCTCCCAGACGGTCGCAGGAGTCCTTCCTTCTACCAAGGGTGTCCAGGTCGGCACCGGCCTCGCGAACCGTAACGCAGAGGCCAACCCACTCGAAGTTGCGTCGCCCGCTGAAAAGCACACGACCAACTCCGGCTCTGTCTACGAATAAGCCTCCCGCCTAGCAACCACGCCGCGCGGGGCCGTTCGGGGGGACGGCCCCGCCACTATGTGCGGTAGACTGACTTCATGGGCGAACGATCTCAGACTGTGCAACATGTGCCACTTTCTGTTGTGACCAGTGGGAAGGTACTGCGCAATCAAAATGGCAAAACCACCCATCTGCACGGCCTCAACATCTCCAGCACCGAGGACGCCTTCACCGGCAACGTATTTTTTAAGAAGGACCCCATCGGTGATTCTAACGGATCAAATATAGCTCTAGAAGGAATGCGCTCTTGGCACTCCAACTGCCTGCGCATCCCGCTCAATGAGGGCCGCTGGCTGGGAATCAACGGCTCCGGGTCGAGTGCCGAATATCAAGCCGTGATCCTCGATCTCGTCAAACGGGTGAACGCTCGGGGCATGTACGCGATTCTCGACCTTCACAAAGCCGCGCCGGGAACACGGCCAGCCACGGACGCCGAAGGCTGGTTCGATATGCCCAACAAAGACCACTCCCCCGCCTTCTGGACCTCGGTGGCGACGATCTTCAAGAGTTACAAGGCAGTGATCTTCGATCTCTTCAATGAGCCAGTTCCGGGCACGATTTTCCCCGCCGATTGGAAGCTATTACGTGATGGTGGCACTTATACGACGATTAATATGTGGCGTGACTTCAACGATATTACCCCTCAAGGTAAAACTGCCTCCGTCACTTATGAGGCCGCTGGAATGCAAGAACTTGTCAATGCTGTAAGAGCGACCGGCGCTCTAAATCCAATCATGGTCGCCGGGCGGGCCAAGGCTGCCGTTCTTGGTATTAACTGGGTTGCTTATAAGCCATTCGATCCAGCGAACCAGTTGATCGCTTCTTATCATAACTACGAAGCCACTAAAGAAGAGTATGAAGCAGCGATCCTACCGATTCTCGCTGCCGGTATTCCTGTCGTTGTTGGAGAGATCGGAGAGGAAGACTGCAAGCACGGCTTCATTGATCCATTCATGAGTTTCGCAGATATGCATAATGTTTCTTACTGTGCCTGGGCCTGGTATCCAGA